TTGTATTGGTCATGACCAGATGGTCTAATAAAGATCTTACAGGAAAACTGATACAGAACCAAAAAGAGGCGAAAGCAGATCAGTGGCACGTGGTCGAGTTTCCAGCAATCATGGACCACGGATCAAAAGAAGCAAAACCTGTCTGGCCAGAATATTGGAAACTAGAAGAATTAGAGAAGGTCCAAGCAACACTGCCCACGGGCAAATGGAACGCGCAGTGGATGCAGAATCCAACAGCTGAAGAGGGTGCTATATTAAAACGTGAGTGGTGGATGAAATATACCGATGAGGATATACCACAGCTACAGCACGTAATACAATCTTACGATACCGCATTTTTAAAAAAGGAGACAGCAGATTACTCTGCTATAACGACATGGGGAATATTCTATCCTGACGAGGATAGTCCAGCTAATCTAATATTATTAGATGCAGTAAAAGGCAGATACGAGTTTCCAGAATTACGTAGATTAGCGTTAGAGCAATACGAATATTGGAAACCTGAGTCTGTTATAATCGAGGCCAAGGCATCAGGTCTGCCACTGACATACGAGCTAAGACAGATGGATATACCGGTGGTCAACTTCACACCGTCAAAAGGCAACGACAAGCATGCTCGTGTAAATGCTGTTGCACCTTTGTTCGAATCTGGTATGATATGGGCGCCTGAGCAGAAATTCGCAGACGACGTTATCGAGGAGTGTGCGGCTTTCCCTTATGGCGATCATGATGACCTTGTCGATTCGACGACACAGGCGATTATGCGATTCAGGCAGGGCGGTCTGATTCAGCACCCTGAAGATTATATCGACGAAAAAGTCGAGCAACGTAAAAGGAATTATTATTAATGTTAAGAGCACTTCGAGAATTTGTAGTAAGATTGTTATTAAAAGATTCACCTAAAGGTGTGATGACAACCCTACCTAACAAAGATCTTGTGGATATGAATGTGCAGATGACAGCAGAGTTTCTGATGAGAAATGGTGTTGATCCAAACTCACTAAAGAATGCCAATCAGGTAGAGAATGCTATCAACATGATAGAGAATAAACCAAAGGTTCAGGAAGGAATCACATCTGCAAAATCCGCAAAAGTATTTGATCTAGAGGGTAAAGAGATTGATCCTAAAAAAGGCATCATGGGTGGCAAACAGATACCAGACGATGATTTACCACCACCAGGTAGTCGTGGTGGTCCTGATGATATCTCAGCTCCGTTTCAATCGGCAGAGGAATCATTAAGAGATATGACAGAGGCAGAGATTAAAAAAAGAATCGAAAAACAAAACAAAGATGCTGTCAAAAGACTTAAAGATAAAATGAAAGATGATCCAGAAGACATGGCACAAGGTGGACGTGCGGGTTTCAAAGATGGCATGACCAGAAGAACTTTCTTAAAAATACTAGGTGGTGCCATGTCTATACCTATTATAGGTAAATTTTTAAAACCAATGAAAGTTGGTAAAACAGTAACCAAAGTTCCGATGATCAAAACAGATGATGTCGCTGGTAAACCAGAATGGTTTGATGCATTAGTTAATAAAGTTATTATGGAGGGTGACGATGTCACTAAAAGATTCTCAACAGGTGAGAGACAGATTATTCATCAAAAGGATCTTGGTGACGGCACAACTGTGAGAGTTACACAAGACACTGATCAAGGTGCTGTAAGAGTCGAGTACGAGAGCGAACAGAATGTATTTAGTGATCCGGTGCAGATGGAATATAAAAAACCATTACCAGATGAGGGTGATCCAAGACCCTCAGCAGAATTTACCACAGCAGAGTCAGGTCCGGTTGGTAGACAGTCAGGCCCTGATGATTATGATATAGAGATAGATGAGGTCGGTGGCACAAGTATCAGAGATCTAGATTCAGATGTATCCAAACTAAAAGAATATGCTACAGGCAAAGGACCTACTATGAGAGAGATTATTCAAAATAAAAAAAGAAGAGATAAAGCTCAGAGAATAACAGATGACCCTGAAGCTCAAACTGATGCGGTCATTGCAAGACAGGGTGAAATGTTAGACGTTGATCCAGAGCCAGACTTTGCATCAGGCGGTATCGCTAGATTGTTAGGAGAGTAATGAATCCAAAAAATTACTCACAGATGATGGCATATCTTACACGACCAGCTATGGCTCGTGGTGGACGGATCGGGTTTAAAGATGGACCTGGAGGTCCAAGAGAGAGAACAGATTTACAGTTTGAAAATTTAACGCGTAAAGAAAATGCAAAAAGATTAAAGCTTAAAAGCACAAACGCACTTGGCTTTAATGCTTTACCAGGCTATTCAAATATAACTTATACAGATTATAGAGATAAAAAGACAGGTAGAAAATTTAGAACATACGGCGTTCGTGTTAGACGACAGGATAAAAAATTATCGACAGCCGCTACAACGAGAGCTGGTTTTTCAAACATACCCACTTTAGAAGAGGCTTTAAAAGTTAGAGACAAATTTGTAAAAGAAAATCCTAAAAATATTAAACCAGCTGATCCAGAAAAAGCAAAGATAACCAAGGATACTAGAAGAGATTTTATTAAAGCTCAAGAAGGTGAGGAGGCATTTTTAAGAGCAAAAAAAGGAACGGGTATACAAAAAGGGCACGCCGGTAACATTAAAAATCCAGATTTAAAAATTAAACCTAAAGATATAATTTATACTCCTGAAGAGGTAAATGTAGGCATGGCTGGGCAAGAGGGAACCAAAGGTGCAAAAGAAACATTTACAGATTTAGATTTCAAAATAGAAGTAGCAGAGAATGAAATTAAAAAAATTAAAAGATCTAATAAATCCCCCGCAGAGAAAAAAAGATTATTAAATATACAAGATAATTTATTAACTAGTTATCATTTTCAGTCGGGTGGTTTTAAAACTCCAACACTAAGTGATGGAACAGTTTTCGGAGAGAGCACAAGGAAAGCGATGTCTATGGATCCTATTGATCTTTTTCCTGATATGACTGAAAGAGAGACTAAAAAATTTATTAGAAAATACATAACTGAAAAAGGAACTCTAAAACCTTTTTATCAAAGACAAATAGATTCTGGAGAGATTAGTGAGATTGATAAGGCGAATATTAGAAAAAGTAAATTGTTTTTAGACAACGTAGAGCTAGCAAAACAGAATGTAAAAAATTTTGACGTGGCAGCCATGAAACGATTAGCAGCGATCGGTTGTCCAGGTAAAGCTATGGGTGGTCGTATCGGATTTTTTGAAGGGCAAAATTTAAATACATGTGCTTTTAAAGGTATACAAAAATTACAAACAACAGATGTAAAAAAATTAACACCTGGTGATAAGTCCAACATTAAAGCTATTACTAAAACTGTTCAAGGTGGACGAATATTAAAAAATGTTTTAGGCCCAGGAGCCTTGGCTTTTGAGGGATTGTTTGCAGCTCCATTTGCAGCTTATGATTTTGCAAGAGGAAGACCGGGAATGGATACACTTAAAAGTGCGGCGTCTCTAGGATTTTTAGATCAAAAACTTACCGACGCTGAATTAAAAAAAATAAATCCTGAATATGGTATTGCAGCAAATTTAAAAAACGTTGGAGATAGATTAACTGACTTAGAGCGATTACAAAAAGGAACTAGAGGTCAAAAAATAAGAAGTAGAGGCAAAACAAAAATAGCAGAACAAGAATTTGAAAATGCTTTACAAGAATTAGAAAAAACAGATTCTTTTAAAAAAACAGGTGATTTAGGAAAAGCTTATCTTGAAAATATACAAAAAAGTCAAGAGGCTAGAGATGAATTAGATAGACAGTACAAAGAGAGAGCTGAAGATAGAACCATGCAGTTTGATTTAAGTGATCCTTTTATGGCTGCAGAGGGTGGTTTATCAGGTGGCGATAAATCAGGCCCACCACCAGAAAGAGGTCCTAACCCACAAGGGTTGCTATCATTAATGAAACGTGGTATGAAAATATAGGAGTATTAAATGGCAGAAATAGACAAAGGACTCCCGAACACTAGAAACCAAGAAAAGATTCCCTCACAAGAGGAGATCCAAGACGTTGCTGTTCAGGAACCAGTAGAAGAAAAAGGACCGATCGAGGTCATACCAGAAGAAGATGGTGGCGTAACATTAGACTACGAGCCAGGTGCAATCAACGTACCAGGAACTGAATCACACTTTGATAACCTAGCAGAACTTTTACCTGATGATGTTTTAGAACCGGTAGGAAACGAGATGGTTCAAAACTATATGGATTATAAAGCGTCAAGAAAAGAATGGGAGCAATCTTACATCACAGGATTAGATCTACTTGGTTTTAAATACGAGAATAGAACAGAACCGTTTCAAGGAGCTTCAGGTGCAACACACCCAGTGTTAGCTGAGGCAGTAACACAGTTTCAAGCACAGGCATACAAAGAATTATTACCAGCAGATGGACCGGTAAGAACACAGGTCATAGGTGTAAAAAACCCACAGACAGAGCAACAGGCGGTTCGTGTAAAAGATTTTATGAACTATCTGATTATGGATCAGATGAAAGAGTACGA